GCCGCTCAAGGCATCAGTTCATCGGCAATTACAACTTCTCCGGTACTGATGCCTTGAGCGGCTATATTTTGCTGGGACAGGGCGGCACGGAGACCAGATTTCAATTCCCTGCTGGCACGCTGACCCTTAACAGTCGATTTGAAGCCTGCGAGCTTAACGGGGATATTCAGGGCGCTATTGCCGCAATTGACTGCTTTGTCGATGGTTTGACGGACGTTGGAAACGCGCAGCGTGAAACGGAGTTTGACCACTGCTATTTCAAGCCGGGAACCGCAGTGGCAATATCCAGCAGCGCCACGAACGATATTATCTTCAGGGACTGTGACAGCGGTTCAGCGGGCGACACCCCTGTGGATTTTGACTGGAATGGCGCAACCGCAGATGGAATATTCCGCAAATATGGTGGCGGCATCAAACTGCTGAACAACACCAAGAATAACTTCTTCTCGATTGATGGCGATGCTCATTTAACTATTGATGCCTCCTGCACTGCGGGGACAATTGCCGTCCGTGGGGATATAAAAATAACTGACAATTCTGGCGGCGCTGTGACCATTGTCGATCAGGGTATGTTCGAGCGCGTGAATGAGCTGTGGCAGATTTTTGGGCTTGACTCAGCCAACCCGGCAACTATCAACGAGGACGGCACCATCAGTGTCGGCAACATCACCATCAACGCCAATACCACTGGCATTAGCCCGAATCGCATTACAACCCTGACGAGACCGTAATGGCGGCAGCGGTTCCTTTAGCGACGCGAGGTCACTTCTGCACCACGGCGGCCGGAGCCGCTGTCGCGCGCGCAACGCTGGGCAGATTCTGTCTGGGCGTCGTCATACAGCCAGAGGTACCCGAGGAACTTGGTGGCGCGCAGTTCCCCGACAAGAAAAACCCGTTCGTCATATTCAAGCCGATACTGGAACCGCTCGAAGGTGAAATGCCTGTCGATGCCAAGTATCTTACCTATATCGGCGACAGCGAGAACGAGGTCGAAATCGATGGCAAAACATATAAGATTGTCGAGGCGAGAACACCATCGGAGATTATCAAGGCAGCACCCGAGCTTAACGAAATACTTGACGAGGCTGTGGATAAGTTGGGACTATCTCGCCGGAACGCACGCAAATTACTGTTCGACGAAGTTATAAAAGAACTCAAAAAGGTGGAAAAAGTGAAGGAATCGGTGTTTAATGACGACGAAGAGATCGTTATGATCTTGGTGGCAACTGATGATTTATAAGCCAGACCACAAGGTTATGACAGCGTTTGCCAGAATGAGAGGCAATCCAGCTTTTATGGAGATCATGGATTTTATCCGTGATTGCCGGGACCGAACACACGAAGAAAGTTCGAAATACCCGGAAGAATACAAGGTCCGTTGGGCGCAGGGCGCAACCCAAGACTTAACCGAGTTGCTTAAATTGCTCGATATGTCCAAGGACTTGTAGTACTGACCACCTGATCAGGATTCGCGATGGGCGACCGTTCTGAAAAGGCTCAGATATAACCCGAAGCATTAGGGGTTTTCGTAATTCGTCATCACCGACGATCATTATTGGAGTTAGAAACTAATGGCATTACCGAGAGGCGTACAAGAACAGGCAGACCAAGCCAAAGCAATTCAGGCCCAACTATCAGGTCAACCACAAGATGCTGACCCGACAGTGACAACCCCACCTTCCCCGGAGCTTGACGATAAGGGCGAACCAGTGGACTGGGAGAAACGGTTTAAGGGTTTACAACGAACCCACCAAAAAACAACCGAAGAGTTAACTGCATTGCGCGGCAATAACGAGCAGCTTGCTGCAGAAGTAGCCGACATCAAGAAACTATTGGACAAGGCAGACGAGGCGGACCCTGCGACGCAGGCTCCAGTATTCACTGAAGCAGAAATCAAAGAATACGGCCAAGACTTCCTCGACATGGTAGTACGGGTGGCAGGCAACATTAACGCAGGCAAGACGCACGACGATATCGCAGAGGAACTGCAGAAAGTAAAAGGCACGTTGAATAACATCGTGACCACTCAGGTTCAGACGGAAGAGGATCGCTTTTACAGCACCCTTGACAAGATGGTACCGGACTGGGAGCAGATCAACGAGTCAGACGCTTTCAAAGCATGGCTGAAAGAAAAGATGCCACTGACGGCAAGCGAGCGTCAGAGATTCCTCGAAGCAGCGCAAAAACGCTTCGATGTCGAAACAGTTGCCAGTTTCTTTACAACTTTCAAAGGTGAGTCTGGCGTGAGCTACATGCCTGATACGAAGACGGCACCGGGGAACCAACCCATTGTCGAAGGCGGTCAGGAGACTTTCATAGTGACACAGGCAGAAATTGCCAACTTACGACGAGTGCAAAAAAGGCATGTGGAAGGGTCGCGAAACGGAAGCACGCGAGAACGAAATGAAAATCAACAGGGCGATTAAAGAGGGCCGCGTGCGGTAACCTCCAGACAGCGCCCTGACAAATGTAAGGAGCATTTATCATGGCCGGTATTACACGGGCGAATCCGGGCTGGGAGGGATCAACCCCCTATGCTGACATTTCGAGTTCAAGTGCCTCGAAATTCATTCCTGTCGTATGGTCGGGAAAACTGGTAGAGAAATTCTACACAGCGACCGTCTTCGGGGCTATTGCTAACACGGACTACGAGGGCGAGATTTCCGATTACGGCGATCAAGTCGTCATCCGTACAACCCCAACGCTGACCATCACCAACTACACCATCGGTGATGCGCTGACGTACGAAACCCCGATTTCCAACAACACCACGTTGGATATCAATCAGGGCAAGTACTTCGCGTTCACTCTGGATGACGTTGATGCGATGCAGTCTGACATCAATCTGATGGACGACTGGGCAGAGGATGCAGCCGAGCAGATGAAAATCGCGGTTGACTCTGATGTCGTTACCAACATCTTGACCGATATTTCGGCCACCAACAAAGGCGTATCTGCTGGCGCTATCTCCGGAGATATCAATCTCGGCGATACTGGCACCAACGGTGACACCGCAGTTCTGGTTAACAGCACCAATATCCTCGATTACATCGTCGATATCGGCACCGTGCTGGACGAGCAGAACGTGCCGGAAACCGGCCGCTGGCTGGTTATGCCTGCATGGATGGTCGCGACTATCAAAAAGTCTGACCTGAAGGACGCTTCCCTCGCGGGCGACGGTACTTCAATTCTGCGCAATGGTCTGGTGGGCATGGTTGATCGTTTCTATATCTACCTGTCCAACAACATCGTCGGTATCGTCGAGGGTACTGCGACTATCTACAAGCCTATCGCTGGTCACAGCGCTGGTTTGACATTCGCGGCCCAGATGACCAAGATGGAGACTCTGCCGAATCCGGACACCTTCGGCCAACTCGTTCGCGGTTTGAACGTTTACGGCTACAAGGTAATCGAGGGTAACTACCTCGCGACCGGCGTCGTCAAGAAAGTCGCTTAAACCGACTCCCCCGGCCTTCGGGTCGGGGGGTCAACTTGGAGGTCATCATGGCAAGACAAGCAAAACGCACACGCCCATCGAACGTCACACCGCATTACGTGCTGGATCGCAAAACAGGCAAGGAAATTCTCGTAAACAACGACAATTACAAAGACTACCGCAGCGCGGTGGACTTTATCCGCCTGAACAAACCGGTCGAAGCTCCGACCAAATCGCCAATCGAGCCACCCCCGGCCAAAGCACCACCGGCCAAGAAAGCGGCCGTCAAGAAAAAAGCCGCACGTAAGAAGGCTCCGGCGAAGAAGGCTCCGGCGAAGAAGGCGGCTAAGTGATAAATGTTAGCGTCAACGATAATCACTGAGGTATCTGAGCAGTTAAACGATACCGACTTCATCACATGGACCGAGTCCATGTTGATTGGCTATATCAACTCGGCTCAACGAGCGATTGCCAGTGTCCGTCCTGACGCCTCAACTGTCACAGAATCATTCCAGCTCGCAGCGGGAACAAAGCAAGACCTGCCCGCTGCGGCGCTGCGACTACTTGAAGTAACCCGCAATATGGGTTTCGACGGCAGCACGCCGGGTCAGTCGATCCGTGGTACTGACTACGAATCCCTGAGCCTATTCAATCGCAACTGGCATGAAGCCCCGCAGGCGACGGTTGTGAATAACTTTACTTATAGCGAGAAAACCCCGCGTATCTTCTACGTCGATCCGCCCGCTGACGGCACTCGATGGGTTGAGATTCATTACTCGGTTCTCCCGGCTAACATATCCGCCAGTTTCGAAACGCTCGCCCTGAAGGACATCTACCAGAATCACATTGTTCAGTGGTGCATGTTCAAGGCATACTCGGTTGAGGCGGATTCCGCTATCAGCCGTCAGCGCGCACTGGAGCACCAGACTACATTCTGGAATATGCTGGGCCGCAAGTTTGGCCGCGACGCTATGTATTCACCAAGCGAAGAGGTTCAGTCTTCTTTGGAAAGGCAGGAGGGTCAAGGTGGCGGTTGAATGGACTGAGTTTTTACCCGAGGTTATGCTGGATGTTTCCGGCTGCCCTGATCAGGTTGCGATCAATGCCGTTAAGCAGTCGGCAATCGAGTTCTGCAACCAGTCTCGCGTCTGGCGCGAACAGCTTTCCGATCTGGTTACCGCGCAGAGCGATCCTGACTACCCACTCGACTCGCTGGTGCCGACTGATTCCGAGGTTTTGGGTGTGCATAAGTTGCAGCACAACGACCTCTCGAAGCCTTTATCCACAATCGCAAAGCAGCAACTGGATATCTACCGGCTGACCGACACCGAAGAGAAACCGTATTACTTCAACAACGATACCCCGATGATCGTTCGTCTGTACCCGACGCCTAATGCCATTTATACGATGTTCATTTGGGCGCACCTGAAACCAACAAAGTTATCCACAAGCGGTCCTGATTTTCTGTACAATGACTGGCTAGAGCCGATAGCGCACGGGGCGAAAGCGCGATTGAAGTCCATGAGTGGGCGGCAGTGGATGGATAAATCAATGGTGCGACACCATCGAAGAGAATTTATCAACGGCTGGACCGAGGCCAGAATACGCGACTCGAAGAGCAATATTCAGGCCGGTACCGTGCCGGTGCCTCGCCCATTTGGCATCTATCGAAACAGAAACTGGTGGTAATGCATGTCATTGTTATTCACAAATAACGCGGTCTCAACTCTCGCGTCGGGCATATCCGATGTTGCCACGTCGTTAACCGTTCAGGCCGCTGACGGCCTCAAGTTCCCGAACCCGACCGGCAATGACTCGTTTCTGATCACGCTCGAAGACGCCAGCAACAATATCGAGATTTGCGAGTGTACCAATCGATCTGGCGATGTATTCACCATCGTCCGCGCGCAAGAAGGCACTACTGCACTTAACTGGCTGAGCGGCGATTCAGTCGAGCTTCGCATTACTGCTGGCGTTCTGAGCCAGTATCGACAAGGCGTGGGTGATAGCGTTACCTCTACGGCGATCAACCTCGCTCTGGGAGCCGCAAACATTCATGACTTCATTGAGTGCACCGCAGCTCTGACAATCACTCTGAACGACGCTGCGACGATGGGTGAGGGCTATCAGGTCCATATCAAGAACAACAGCACCGGGGTAGTCACAATTGACCGTGCCACTGGCACCGACACCATTGATAACGTGGTTCAAGACATCACAATCGGACCCGGCAGCTCAGCGTATCTATCGGTCAATACCAACGAGAACGGATACATCAGCCTGTATCGCGAACTTGCGGCAGCTTACCCAATCGGGTCGTACTTTTTCTCCGAGATTGCAACCAACCCGGCGACTCAACTGGGCTTCGGTACATGGGTTGCAGTTCCCGGCCGATTCCTTGTTGGCGTCGGCGATAACGGCGACGGGAAGACTTATACCGTAGGCGAGGAAGCTGGCCAGAAAGACGCTATCATTCCTGATCATACCCATCCAATTACCGACCCCGGCCACAAGCACAACCTGTCTGGCGGCGGTAACGACGATGACGGCGGACCACGACCACCGGGCGGCAATAATGCTGGCTCGATGAATACCGCTATCGCCACTGCCAATACCGGTATCACCGTAAACACCCCGGCAGGCAGCGAGGCGGTGACCGATAAGAACCTGCCGCCATACCGTGGCGTGTATATCTGGCGACGGACTGCATAATGTCGAACCTATCAATAATCCTGCCTGACCAGTCGCCGATTCAGGAAGTGGCACCCGGCAGTTTCGTATATGAATACCGCGACGCCCTGACGCCCGAACAGTGCTCCAGCATTATCGAGACCTTTGAGAAGCACGAAGACGATCAGGTCACCGGTAAGGTGGCGCGTGGAACTTACTGGCCGGAACTAAAGTTATCCACAGACGCCTACCTGCGCGGTCAGGATCACTGGGAAGAGGCAGATCAGTGGCTGCATAACGCGCTGGTCGAAGGTGTTCTGGCACTGCGCGAGCAATTCACAATCTTCAAAGAAGACGAGCTGCATGATATCGGGTATCAAGTTCAGCGCACCGAACCCGGTCAGTATTACCACTGGCACAAAGACCTGAACAAGCATTCCCGCAGCCGCGTGCTGGTCGCGATCTTCTACCTGAACGACGTGGCAAAAGGCGCGGGCGGAGAGACAGAGTTTTTTAAACAAGAGCTGAAGGTCCGCCCTGAAGCCGGGAAGCTGATACTGTTCCCGCCATTCTGGACTCACGTCCATCGAGGCGTTACGCTGCTCTCAGGCGTTAAATACATCGCGACCACATGGGTCTGCTATGTTGGCGCGAAAGATGACGACGGGATGTTCGACGATGGCAAAGATTCAGGTTGACCGATTCCAAGGTATTGCACCCCGACTTGACCCAAGACTTTTAGCCGAGCAACAAGGCCAGATCGCAGACAATATCAAGCTGACCTCCATGGCCCTGCAGTCATGGCGGCTCCCGGTTCTCGTCGAAAGCCCGCTCCGGGCTGGCGTTCTCGAAACTATCTACCTGTACAAAGGTACAGGTTCCGATCTGTGGCTGACATGGAATACTGATGTCGATGTCGTCAAGGCTCCGCTTGCAAACGACACCACTCAGCGCTTGTACTGGACCGGCGACGGTGCGCCGAAAGCTGCCGACAATGCTGACAGCACGGTGACCGGAATCGAGACCACTGGCGGCAGCAACATTTACCCGGAATATTCGGTAGCTCTCGGTGCGCCAGCTCCAACCACAAAGCCAACTGTCGCTATCGGCGGAGCGGGCGCGGGTACGGACCCGGTCTCAACGATTTATGTCTATACCTTCGTAAGCTTCTGGGGCGAAGAAAGCAAGCCCAGTCCG